CCCTATTGAATATGAATTTAAAAAGAATTTGATATGATAAAATTTACAAAAGAGGAATGTGATAAAATTATTGGGTTATCAAATGTATTAGAAAGACACGAGAGAGACGAATCTCCACGACCAATCAGTTATGATTTTTATAGTATAGGTTGGAATGAAGAATATAAATGGATATTTGATAGAATTGACCAATATTTTACTGAAACAACAGGTATTAAAGTTGTTAAAAGTTTGGATGCGGTACATCTCTTTGATTATTCTTTGGGTGATAAATTTGTTAGACATAGAGACACATATTACCATAATCAAATTCACAATATTGGAGTATGTTTAAATGAGGATTATGAAGGTGGTGACTTTGTTTTACATGAGCCTGAGTATGTCGTTCTACCTAAAAAAACTGGTGAAATATATACATTCAAACATTCATATGAACACGAAGTACTTGAAGTAATAAAAGGGCATAGATGGAGTTTAATTGGATTCTATTTCTATGAACATTTAGATTTACAAAAAAATTTAATTTAAAATGCTCCACTATTCAACATATCAAGTTATATCAGACGAGGATATAAAAAAATTGAACGACTTATCGGTAAAGGTTGAGTTTTTTCAAAAACACGACAGAAGATTCTCGTCGTACCAGTTTACCAATGAGGACAAAGATATATTTCTCAAAAAAGTGCTGATGTGGGTGGAAGAAGTGAGACAAATTAAATTGAACATATATGATTACAAATTTTATGATTCTTTTTTAATAAATTACCAAGTCGGTGATTATTTTCTTAAACACAAGGATGACACTTACATGAATTTCAGAGGATCAACAAGAAAGTATGTAGTCGGATTTCATCTTAGTAATGAATATAAAGGAGGTGAATATTGTATATATGATTCTAATAATAATATAGAACTAATAGGAAACGATATTGGTCATACCTATGTTTTTGATTCTGAAACATATCATGAAGTAAAACCAATTATTGAAGGTGTAAGAAAAAGTGTTATAATACACATAGAGAAAGAAAACATCGTAACGTCAAAAAAAGATATTATATGAGTAAAGAAACTCAAATCCATGAAAAGTTTTTTAATGTTGTTGAATGTGATGAGATATTGAATTTTGCTAAAGAACATTTTGAAATTGACGGTAGGACCAGATACGGTTGGTATGCGAGAACAAATAGAAATTTAGATTTTGAAAATAAAATCGCAGAAAAAATTAAATTAATATCACCCTTAAATCCATATCACATAAGTTGGATTAATTTGACTGAATATGAAGACAACAGGTCTTTGGATTTACACACAGATGAAAGAAGTGATTATACTTTTTGTATAACACTAACTGAAGGGTATGAAGGTGGAAGTTTTATTATAGAAGATAAAAAATATACCACGTTAAAGGGTGATTGTATCATTTTTGATGGTCACAATTTAAAACATGGTGTTGAACCAGTGACAAAAGGATATCGTGCGTCATTGAACATATGGATAAAAGGGGGTCAAAAACCAATGATTTAAATGAAAGTATTAATTATCTCATTACCAAGAACAGGTTCATCAACGTTGTTGTTTAAGTTGGCTGAAGAAAGAAATCTGAAGCCAATTTATGAACCATTTCACGATGGGACAAATCAATTTAAAGAATGGAAATATAATCCAAATGAAGATAATATCATTGTTAAAACTATAATAAACCAACATCAAAATAATTTGGATTTAGTAAAAGAATTTGATGAAGTTATACTTTTATCAAGAAGAGACTTAAAAGAATGTGCTGAAAGTTATGTATATTTTATGGTAAACGTAAGAGACGGATTTCAATCA